ACTCCTTCTAATATAGCAATGGCAACAGCTAACAGAATTACTCCATTTCTATCTAAGGTAGAGAAATTACCATTAAAAGTGGCTGCTTATAAAGCTGCCAAGAGAACTAACGGTAATGCATCAGTAAGTTTGCAAGATATAAAAACAATGCCAGCCGACTACACAGGTTCTTCAATACTAGGTGGAGGAAATTTAGAAGGTAGGAATCTATTAGCTAAATATATATTTGATGAGAATCCAGTAGTTAAAAGAATGTTCTTTAATAAAGCGACTAGTAATATCAAACCTATTAGCCGTAATGAAGCAAGGAGAGGATTTAGTCATGGGGATAGATATGAGCAGCTTTATCCTGGAGTTCATAACAGAAGATACGAAATGAGTGCAGTAGTACCCTCTGGTAGACCTCTTAAGTTTGAGAATGTTACAAAGTTTACTGATTATGCTGGAAAGAATCCAATCGGCAAGGTTGTTGGTAAGGAGACTGAACCAGTAATGCGTATGGGAGATAAAGAGTTTATGACCTTTAGGCAGCCAGGAACCGATTATATAGGTCCTATTGATGACGTTGCTGGACACTTGGTTAAGTTTCAAATGAATAAGGGTAAGCTTAGACAGACTTCTCAAGATATGTGGAAATTTAATCCTGCTGACTATGCTAAGAGGTGGAATGATTCTCCTAATACTGCTAACCAAGTTAGGCTTACTAAACAAGCTGCTTTAATGGATAAAGTAGGTCGTCCATTTATCTTACAGCAATCTAATCCTATATGGATTGAAGGTAAGTCTGTTAGAAATCCAGAATTAGTAACTATGGCACATGGTGGAAGATTTGATTTTAAGAAGTCCCCTCTGTTAAAGAAACAAGAAGAGATTAACGGTAAAAGGGACATGCGCAAGAAGTTCATCAAATCAAGTTTCCCAACCTATAAGAAGCGAATTAAGAAAGCTCAACAAGGAATGAAGTTCGTAAGTTATAATCCAGTAAGTAATCCTACAATAGATTACACTGATATTACTAATCCTATTAATCCATTTAGTGAGTATAATTATAATACAACTTACGATAAACCAGAGGCTTTAGTAGTACCAGTAAGAGATACTAATGAACCTGATGTAGTAGCTAATAATCCTACAGTAGAGCCAGTAATTAATAAGCCAGTAGCTAGTAAACCTGTTACCGATAAACCTGTTACTAAAACTGCCAACTCAACTTGGAAGAGTCCATATACTAACAGAAAGCAATGGTCTACAGAACTTATTAATGCCTATAAGAAGGCAGGTATTACTAATGATAATGCAATTAGAATGCTATTAGCACAAGACGCATTAGAATCTAGTTGGGGTAAGTCTGCACAAGGTAAGTACAACTTTGGCAATTTAATTACTGGTAGTTCATGGAAAGGTGATTATGTAACTGGTAATGATAAAAATGCTAGAGGTGAAGCTATTAAGCAGAAGTTTAGGTCTTATAATTCTATGGATGAGTATGCAGCAGATAAGATACAATTCTTAAAGAGACTATATGACTTTGATGAGAATGATGATATTAATAAGTTTGTAGCTAAGCTTACTGGTTCTAATAAAGGTAAGAGAAGATATGCAGAAGCTAAGGAGTATGCCAATTCATTAAGAGGTGTGTATAATAGTTTCAAAGCAGGTGGTATTATTAAATACCAAGAACCTGCATAACCTATTAAATATATGGGAGGTTATGATAAGAGAGGTAATATAGTATTGCCAGTTACTAATGAGAATGGTATGAATAATGTAACTTTACCAGAAGTAACAGTT